TCCATTTTCAGCGCGACTTCTCCCGAAGAGCTGAACGGTTGTTAACAACATTGCAGCTTGATGGTTTTGACGAGCTTGGAGAGCCAGAGTTTTCTGGTTTGGAGGTGCTACCGTTTGCAATCAGGATGTCAAGGAAGGTACGAGCTAAGCTTAACTTTCCGAAACATTCGGCGGCGAATGAAGCTGTGGTGTCGGATTGGGTCCAGCGTAACTGGCCTGCCGGCACAAGGGAATACCAGAAAAGAGAGGCCCTGCCTTGGATTATCAAATTGGCTTTTGTAAAGTCTCGTCGTGAGATTGAGGCTGAGCAGCTGTTTGGATATCTGGGCGCTCTGGTTGATAGGGCGTAGTGGTGCCGAGTGGTGCTTGAAGGGTGCGAGGCTGTTGTTACGGTCACCCACGCATCTATAGAGGTTCTCCGCCATTCGGGTTTGAAAAAGGTTCGCTGCGCTTATGGCGTTTTGTGCGGCAGAATCCAGGACAATATTTTCTTCTATAATAATAGTTTGTCCGTTGTACATAGAGCTCTGGCCGAGCGTCTCTACTTTGTTAAGAGCACGGATGGTTTTGTCCCGTGTCCGCAACCCACCATTTCTTTTTCCTCATTAGCGTATTTCACCCGAGATGCAGTTCGTAAGCTCCCCTCTCTTCCACCTGTGTGGTCTTCCGAAAGGTTTGCCGCTTCATACACAGGGTCGAAGAAAAAGAGGTATGAGCAAGCGATAATTTCTCTGGCCCGCCGCGGGGTCAGGAGATCTTATGGGTTTTGGAAGACGTTTATCAAGGCCGAGCTATATAATGCTACAAATAAGGAAAATCCTTGCCCGAGACTAATACAGCCTAGGTCTCCTGAATATAATGTGCTGATAGGGAGGTATCTGAGACCCGCTGAAAAACTCATATATAAAGCTATTGACAGGGTTTTTAAGCACCACGTGGTTTTGAAGTGCGATAATCCATGGCAGCGAGCATCGGCCATACTTAGGTATTGGTCGGAGTTTGATGAGCCGTGTTTTGTTGGGTTGGATGCTTCTAGGTTTGACCAACACGTGTCTGCTGAGGCCCTGGAATATGAGCATTCATTGTATAATTCCATCTTTTCCTGTCCTGAATTAGCTGAATACTTGACTTGGCAGATCAACAACAAGGGTTATGCAAACGTTCCAGATGGGACAATTAAGTATTCTGTCAGAGGTGTAAGAGGGTCGGGTGATATGAACACAGCTTTGGGGAATGTTTATCTTATGTGTTCAATCACCCATCACTTTCTCAGAGACCTGCCCTGTAAATGGAGATTTATTAACGACGGAGATGATTGTGGCATCTTCCTTGAGAAACGCGACCTTCACTTGTTGGAAGGGCTCCCAGCACATCATCTGTCTTATGGCTTTGAGATGGAGGTCGAAGAAGCTGTATTTCAGATTGAACATGTGGAATTTTGCCAGTCAAAACCGATTAACCTCGGTGGTGGCTGGATGATGGTGCGAAACATCAGAAAGGCATTACTCAATGATTGGGTGAATTTAAACGCACCCAATTATGCAACGCTGGAAGAGCTCTTTGTAGCCACCGGTCGTTGTGGCCTTGCGCTGTATGCTGATGTTCCAATTCTTTCAGAAATGTATGAGGCTATGACACGGTTTTCGGGACGAAGCCATGTAGTAGACCGCATACTTTCCGAGTGCTTTTCTGGAATTGGTAGGACGTGGAGGATGTTTGCTTCCCAAAATAGGAAATTCCCTGTAGACGAGATGACAGCCCGGGTCTCGATCTATAAGGCCTTTTCCATCCTGCCTGATACCCAGATATGCCTTGAGAAAGAGTTCCGGGCATTGAATCCCCAAGCATTATCAAGCAAACAAATACACAGTTTTTATTCAGACCCACATAGCAGGATACAGTATTACTTAAATGGCTAAATCAAAGACTAAGTCTAGGGGTAGGGGTAATAAAGGAAAGGGTGCTAATGACCTTATGACCGTACATCGTGGTCTGACTGAATACCAGACCACTTTGAATGATCCTTGCTCGGGGCCCGTTAAGAGCTCTTATAAGGGTGAGGAGGGAGTGGCCCAGCGTTTTGTGGCTGACTTCACTGTCAATGGAACTGCTGGGTTTACCTCCGGTTATATGCTGTTTACTCCTGGTGCTAACAACACTCTTATTGCAGGTAATGCTTCAAGTGCTGTTGCTGTTGCACCATCTGTAAACGCAGCCGTTGCTGCTTCTTTCTTAGGCACTAGCGCTAGTAAAATGCGGGCTGTGGCCGCATGCACCACTGTTGTTCCATCAGCTGTGAGCATGACCAACATTACCGGAGAGATTGGGATTGCGATCGTATCGGCGAACACGATCGTGACCACTGGAACTTATTCCGCTGACATCCTATTTCAGTTGACCCAGAAGAGAGCCTGCCTTAACAAAGAAGTATATGAGATCAAATGGTTCCCTGGTGGACTTGATGAGACCTATGCTCCTTTGGCGCCTACGGCATTAGCTACTCTTTCTGATCCTGCCGACAACAATTCAATATTGCTTGTTTGGAGAGGGTATCCTGCTGGAGTTCAGCTGTCCATCAGACTGACTTCGGTTTTGGAATGGACTCCTGGATATAACATTGGTACTGCTGTCTCCTCCATTCCTCGGGATGGGGTTGATGTATTCAAGCAGGCGAATGCTTTGCATAAAGCTAATCCTAACTGGTGGCATAAACTGGGCGCTGAACTGGCCCATGACGTGTCCAGCGCTGCCAGGTATTTAGGGCGAGCCGGTTTAGCAAAGGGTGTTCAGTATCTTTCAGGTACTGTGGGACCAGCGTTGCTGGCACTATAGATTCTTTAGGTTAGTGATGGTCGGTATTCTTTTCAGGGCCTAAGCGCACAATACCGGGTGGGGATCCGGTTAACAAATTGTGTAGTGAGAGGTATGATAAGAATTGGTTCCTGGTGAAGCCTCGCATGGTGACATGTGTTAAAACCAGC